ATGAGTTTGATTGCGCATCTTGCGGATATACTTGAAGAGAGCAGAGCTGAATATGAAAAGATAATGCATGGCGCAGCCGGCACTGCTTTTCGGGTGGATTCGTTGTTCGGTGTGAGAAGCATGCAGATGAATAATGAGAATGCATTAAATGCCGATTTATGCGGCAATATGCTTGCATCCGGTGATAATACGGCGTTTATGCGTTATCTTATGCAGGAAAAAGATATGACAGGCAAGGTGCAGCTTATATACATTGATCCGCCGTTTTTTTCAAAGGCAAATTACGGCTCGGATATAAAGCTGTCATCCGAGAAGCTCGGTAAAATACCGCCGATGAGACAGATCGCCTATACAGATTCGTGGCAGGATGGAACGGCAGAATATCTTAAAATGCTCTGTGTACGCTTTTATATGATGTATGATCTGCTTGCAGATGAAGGATGCCTGTGGGTACATCTTGACTGGCATATAGTGCATTATATAAAGGTGCTGCTGGATGAGATCTTCGGCGAAAAGAATTTTATTAACGAAGTAATCTGGAATTATAAATCAGGCGGAAGCAGCAAGAAGCATTACGCGCGCAAGCACGATACGCTGCTTTTTTATGCGAAATCACCGCATTATTACTTTGAAGCACAGAAAGAAAAATCATATAACAGAGGATATAAGCCGTACAGATTTAAGGGCGTTAAAGAATACCGCGATGAAAAAGGCTGGTATACTATGGTTAATATGAAAGATGTATGGCAGCTTGATATGGTGGGTAGGACCTCTTCAGAACGCACAGGATATGCGACGCAAAAGCCCGAAGCTCTTATAGAGCGTATACTCGGAAGCTGTACGCGCGAGGGCGATATTGTCTGTGATTTTTTCGGCGGCTCAGGCACGCTTGCGTCTGCGGCCGAAAAGATGAAAAGAAAATGGATTTACTGTGATCTGGGTAGCTTTGCCGCGGCTTCTGCAAAGAAACGGCTTGTTAAGAGCGGCAGCTGCTTTTCAGTACTTGTGCAGGAAGACCTAAATGAAGGCGAAAGCGATTTTTCTGCCCTTGGACAGAAGGGCATAGATGAAAGCGTTTATGGCGGGAAAGAGAAAGCCTGTACGAATTCAGTAAGTGTGGGTTGCGGCGGGCGGAATGCAGAAAATACATGCGATATAGATGTGCGCGCCCAAATAGCGGAAGCGGGCGTTCTTGGCGGAACGGATGTATGCTGCGCGACCGGCGTTTCTTACAGTAGAGCAGATAGAAACGAAAACCTTTTGCTTACGGTTGCGCTTACAGGTTATAATACGAATGAAAATTCGCAGATACCTGTAGACGAAAGGAATTTAAAGATTCTGCACAGCGCTATGAATAAAGATCCTCTCAGATTCATAGACTTTTGGAGCGTGGATTATTCGTACGATGGAAAGATTCACAGAGCGGATGAAGTCTTTTTACGCGATAAAGAACAGCTTCAGCTTGCAGCAAGTCATATTGTACATAGAAAGTACAGTAACGGTGAATTGAAGTGCAATGATGAGTACGGCATTGTAATCAGTGTGAAAGCGCACGATATTTTCGGCAATACGGCGGAACGAATTCTGAGTATATGAAATTTGGAATCTGTATTTACTGCATGTTGCTTATAGCGCGTGCCGCTTGTCTTTTTTCTTAAAAAACACAAAAAAGATAAACTCTAAGTACCGGATTTTATAAAAAATATTTTTTAACCGTGGAATCCGGGAAAAAGACAGCGATTTGCGGTCAATAATAAATTTACGGGGTTTGTGAGTTTAAAGACATTTGTCTTGTTTTCCGAAAAGAAATCTGATATATTATAATGAATGTGAGGATAATTTTGCTATAAAAGGGGAGCTTCAAAATGGAGAAAAGTGTTGAAACAAAGAAAAAACCGAGATTAAACAAGAGAAGCGTCAAAGATTTTTTGTTTGATTTTGTAATTATATTTATAGGCTGCATTTCCGGAGGATTTTCAAGTATTGCCATAATGTTGCCTAACGGTCTTACCAGCGGAGGAATAACGGGTATTTCAAGAATTATTATGAATTACTGCAATATAAGTTTTTCCGTGCTTTATTATGTGGCGGCACTTACGGTGCTGATTTTCTGTTTCTTTATTCTCGGCAAAAAGGAAGCGAGAAATATTGTACTTTTGACAATTTTATATCCGAGCATAATGTTTGTGATGGAGCATATTCCTAATCTGATACTTCTTGAAGAAACTGATATGACGCTGGCGTCCGTATACTGCGGTGTTTTTGGTGGACTGAGTTCGGGACTCGTGCTTTCGAGAGGATATTCGTTCGGCGGTACGGACACTATTGCGAAGATGATTAAGAAGAAGTTCTTGCCGCAGGTGGATCTGAGCAAAATACTTATGGTGCTGGATGCCTGCATTATAATAGGTTCGGGGCTTGTATACGGCAGAAATATTGCGCTTTACGCGCTTATTACCACAGTGATATCGACAAAAGTTATAGAATTTGTGATGTTCGGTCTGGAGACAAAGATTGTAAAAGTGGAGATAATTTCTAGTGAGCACAAGGAAATTGCCGAATATATAATGACTGATCTTGAAAGAGGTGTGACTATTGATACGGTTGTCGGTGCATATACAGGTGCGGAGCGCAAGCGTCTTGTGGTATTCTGCTCACCGCGCGAGAGCGTTAAAGTAAAGCAGTTTGTGGCCAAACTCGATGACCAGGCAATGGTAACTACAATACATGTCGATAATATCTGGGGTGTGGGTACAGGATTTAAGGCAATCGGCAAAGAAGAATAATTTTGATATTTCCGCACTGCTGTTGTATAATATATTAGCAAATGTAAATACAGGTACAGAATAGAAAGTGATTTAAATTTGCAAATCGCACGGCGGCAAGCAGATTTGGGGCATTGGCTTAATGGATAGAGTTACGGCTTCCGACGCCGTCGGTCCGGGTTCGATTCCCGGATGCCCTACCAAATAAAAAAGGTCCTTGAGAGTATTGAAATTTCAATGCTCTCAAGGACCTTTAATTTTTTGTCGTTTGATTTGCGTTAGGTACCTGCACACTATTATATTGCGCTTTTAGCCGGCATGTCTTTCGTATTCGAGTTCATCAACGGAGTCTGCGAATTCACCGCTGAGACTGAAATCTCCGTTATCGATATGTGCCATTTCGTGTTCGTAAACCGCAATCTGCGTTTCTGCACTCAGACGTGCATTTATTATTATTGTATAACTGCCATCCGAATTGAGCAGGGTATAGCCGCGCACTGTATGCGGCAGATCTATCAAATGGATTCCTATATAATCAGTCAATATAATCATCTTCTTTCTTTAATCTTTTTACCATATCGACAACGAGCTGCAAATCTTCTTTGGAAACCTTGCGGCTGGCATCGAAAAGAATGCGAAGCTCCGGGTTTTCGTAAATTTCCTGCGCCATCTCTGCGGTCTCACGGTCAAGATAATATGCAGAACTCTGTGTATCATTTTCAAATATATAGTCGATAGAAACCCCGTAAAGGTTGGCTATTTTTTTAAGAGTTTCGGAACCCGCTTCCCGCGCGCCTGTTTCGTAATTGTTGTATGTTGTATAAGGCATATCGAGTTTTTCCGCAACTTCTCTTTTGTTGTATCCTGCCGCTTCGCGCAGCTCTTTAAGTTTGTTTCCGATGCTCATTTTCCCTGTTCTCCTTTATATATATTATAGCAAATTCTGCTGCAAAAATCAACTGATTTTATTCTCAAAACGAAAAATAAATTTCTCGAAATGAAAAATAATTTTGGGAAATAACTTGACTTTTTACTCGAAACGGGGTAATATATAAATAAAGTTACTCAAAACGAGTAAAAATCTAAAATGATGAAAAAATTAAAAGGAGGGGTAATATGACAAAAGAAAAGCTGGAAAAAATGAGGGCATTAAGAACGGAAATACGCCTGCTGGAAAAGGATCTGCGTGAACTTCCGCATACTAGAGACTGTGTTCAGGGGTCGATGACGGAATTTCCTTATATAAAAGTAACAATACCAGTGACGGGTGTGGATGAGACGCTCAGCAGGGCGCTTCGCAGAAAAATAGAAAATAAGATAGCGAAGTTGCAAAAGGAGCTTAATGAATTTGAAGACTGGCTCGACAGTATAGAAGAGCCGGAAATGAGAGTGATAATGCGTATGTATTACGGGCAGGGGTTTACGCAGGAGGCAATCGGAGAGGAGATCGGATACAGCAGGGAAACAGTTTACAGAAAACTGAAAAACTTTGATTACAGTGCAGCGTAGTAAATGTGTGCTGTGTTGCGGAGCTGAGATTGGTAAAAGGCCGAGAATACGGAGAAAGGAATCATAAAAATGTTAAAAAAAACGAACGGAATATTAAATTTAGACGGACAGGAAATGCAAATGTGCGCAGCAGGGCATAAAGCGGCATTCGGAGATGATGGGCCAGAAAAAGCAGTGGGAAAGCTTGAAATGGCAGATGAACAATTTATTACTATGGATCAGTTAAAAGATTATGTAAATGTAACAAATTCAATCGATTTGACAACGAATATTAAGGCTGACGGAGTTGAAATAGGAAATTATTCAGTACTTGATTTTAATACATTAAATGTATCCGGTAAGCAATATCTTTTAGGAGGAAGAATAATGATATCATTAGAAAAATCGATTAAAGTGATTAAAGATAATATAACCCAGATAGTAATTTCAACATCGTCACCATATACGAATTTCAAATTTATGAAGAATATAGTATTGCAAGGTCTTCAAGGTAGCAATGCAGTAGGTGTGAGATATAGTATTATGGATATATTACCAAATGCGATAGTTATAGATGCTTATTATCCGCAAAGCTGTAATATAGTCTTTATTTATGTGATATATTAACGGAATAAAAATTTTATTAGACTGAGGAAAGTCTATGTTAAGTTGACACAGAATGTTACTCGGGACATGTGTTAATATAGTATTAGTGAAAAAGCATCTCCGTTTTGGCGGGGTGCTTTTTCATAATAAACTGCTTTGCGCAGCGGGTATAAAATGCGAGCCGCATTTCCGGCCCGAAGCCGGCAAAGGGTAGAGAATGCGGGGAAAGGAATTAGAGAAATGTTTAAAATAAAAACAGATGGAATGTCTAATTTAAAAGGACAGGAAATGAGAGAAGTACAGATGAAGGAAACGCTTAATGCTTATGATTATGTGGACTCTGGTAAAAATATTGAAGCGGAAGCATCAGAGAATGCAACAAAAGCAGATGTTGAATATTATATCAATCAGCATAATACAGCTGCAGATGCTCACGCAGCAATTCTGAAGAAGAAATCAGAATTTGTTAAGGTAACGATTCCTAATGGCAGAATGAGAGGCGATATAAATAATGATGGCGTTATTGATGAAATTGATTTAAAAATGCTTGAAGAACATATGAACGGAAAAAACCGTATAACTGAAAAAAACGCGTTAGAGTGCGCTGATGTGAATGGAGATACACTTATAAATAGTGGTGATAGGACCTGCATACAAGGGCTGATTTCGGGAAGCGGAAAGTATGGGAAATACGGATATTTTTCAGATATTTTACATAATTGGGCTGCAAATGAAAATTATGAAAATGAAAATTATCAATTTACTGTTAATATTAATGTGAAAGGACTGACGAAGGAAAATAGTGCAATTATTTTTGTTCCGGATTACAGTTTTTATGAAGTAATAACAAAAGTTGAATGTGATGAAAATATTCTTAGAATATATGTAACAAGATGTCCAATCTCTAAAGTGGAGTTCAGAGTGCAGATATTTGAAGGAGACGGAAGTGCAGACTTTGTATACAGCGGAGATCCGGTGTTTATTAAAAATAGTACAATTACAATTCCTAAGGGAAGAATGAGAGGAGATGTAAACGGTGACGGCAAGGTCGATTATACAGATGCATCTCTTATAGCTGATTATAGATTAAACAAAATTGATATTATTGATGCAGATGCTGTTGAATGCCTTGATGCAGATGATAACGGCGATGTAAATTCAAATGATGAAAATCGTGTGCGTGGTGTAGCAGACGGTTACATAAAATATGGGCTTCAAACAGATATTTCGGGAATATGGATGAGAAATCCAGAATATACAAGTGAGGACGGACAGTTCTACACGGATATTATAGCGGGCAATGTTACGGAACACAGCAGCGTGGTTTTGTTTGTTCCTGATCATAATGTTTATGAAATATTGGTAAAAGCGGAATGCCACAACGGAAGTATAAGAATTTATGCAGCAAGATGCCCGAATTCCGATATAGAATGCAAAGTACAGATATTTGAAGGAGACAGTAGTGTTGAAATTGTGTACAGTGGCGGCGCTGTTACAGATACTAATTTTGTCGTAACGATTACCAATGATGAAGAGGCAGAGATTTATTCGGCGGACTGTTCATTTGCTTCAATTAAAAACGCTTATCAAAGCGGCAGGAATGTTATTTTGCATTATGACGAAGCATCGTATTTTTTGTCATCGATAGATGACAGATATGTATGTTTCGCCAGAATATATACTAATATTTCAGCTTCCGAAATGGTTATTGAATCATTCTTGATAAGAGGAGAAGGTATTGCGAAATATTTTAGGACTGTAGTATTAGCATCGTCTAATGAAAATTAGAAATATTGTTTATGAAAGCAGGAAAATTAGTTAAAAATCAAGTTGACGCAGAATGTCACATAGCATATGTGTTAATATAGTATCAGTGAAAGAGGATTTGCAGGGCCGGGCATTGGCGTGCGGCGGCCGGCAGACTTGGTTTCACGTAAATGAAAAGCATCTCCGCTTCGGCGGGGGTGCTTTTTCATAATAAACTGCCGTTTGCGCAGCGGGGATAAAATGCGTGCCGCGTTTCTGGCCCGAAGCCGGCAAAGGGCAGAGAATGCGGGGAAAGGAATTAGAGAAATGTTTAAAAGAAAAACAGATGGAATGCCTAATTTAAAAGGACAGGAAATGAATGAAGTACAGATGAAGAAAATACTTAATAATGATGACTATGTAGCCGTGAGTGAAAATATTGAAGCAGCATCAGAGAATGCAACAAAAGCAGATGTTGAATATTATATCAATCAGCACGATACAGCGGCAGATGCTCACGCAGAGATTTTGAAGAAAAAATCAGAATTTGTTAAGGTAACGATTCCCAGAGGAAGAATGAGAGGAGATGTTAATAATGATGGCATTATTGATAAAAGAGATGCTGCGCTGATTAATGATTATATAGCCGGAAGAATTGAAATAAGCGGGGAAGAAAATCTTAAAAGTCTTGATGCTGATGGAAACGGCAGAGTTAATGTCAGTGATGCAATTCGTGCAGAAGATGTGGAAAACGGTGCGGTAAAATATGGTGCGCAACCTGATATATTGGGGTCTTGGTCAGTAGATCCCAGCTATGAAATGGAAGGCGAGTATTATCAGTTCTATACAGATATTGAAATTGAGGGGATAACAAGGGATAACAGTGCTGTTGTTTTCATATCCGAATATGATGTATATGATGTTATTGTTAAAGCAGAATGTGATGACGGTATACTCAGAGTTTATACAAAAAGATGCCCTATATCAGAATCGAAGTGCGGAGTGCAGATATTTGAAGGAGACGGAAGTGCAGATGTTGTATATAGCGGAGATCCTGCTTGGATAAAAAATATCGAAATGATAATTCCAAAGGGTCGTATGCTCGGTGATGTAAACGATGACGGTAAAGTGGATGATATAGATGCAAAATTAATAAATGACAGTATTGCGGGGCGCATAGAAATTACAAACTCGCTTGCGCTGGAATGCCGTGATGCTGATAGCAATGGAAGCATAAACAGTGGTGATGCAGTTCATGCGATTAATGTGGGCAGAGGAAATATTAAGTATGGCATGCAATATGACATTCTTGAAAATTGGACGGTAAATCCAAATTATGAGACAGAGGATGGGCAATTCTATAAGGATATAGATATTCGGGGCATTAAAGAGAAAGATAGTGTCATTGTATTTGTGGATGATATTAGAGATTATGAAATACTTGTAAAAGGGGAAGTAATATCGGAAAATAAAATCAGAATATATGTATCACGCTGTCCGGTAGCTGAAATAAAGTGCAGTATTTTGTCTTTGAATTCACAGTATGATAAAAATGCTATATTCAAATTTGTTTATACAGGAAAATATAAAGAAGTAAGTAATGATTTTGTTGTTACGGTAACAAAAGATGAAAATGGCTACTATAACTCGGATTATAGTTCAAATACAATAATTAAAATGGCAGAGCAAGGAATGGAACCGGTACTTTATTACGAGGGGAATAAATATATACTTACCGGGATTTTCGGAACTATTGTTAATTTTTCTCGTATATTGACAAATACCGGTGCAAGATATTCAATCATGGATCAATTTTGTATACAGAGCAGTATAGTTGATTATACTGGTATGAAAACATTAGTTTTTGATGATGTGTTCCAAGAGTACATACCGAAAATAAAAAGAGATATTCGTGTACCGCAGGAAGATTGGGAAACAGCAGATGATTATGAAGGGTATTCATATAAAGCGGTTATACCTTTTAGCGGAGCAGACAGTAATGACAGTAATATAACTGTTGTATTTACAAATACGGAAGATATGACAGGCGGAAATTATGCGCCGATATTGACTGCAGAGAATGATAATATTTACATTTATGCAAAATCTGTACCAAATGATATATTATCGATAGAGGCGATTGTATATCAAAAATGCAAAGTTGTCAGACGTTAAGTTGACGCAGAATGTCACTCGGCATATGTGTTAATATAGTATCAGTGAAAAAGCATCTCCGCTTTGGTGGGGGTGCTTTTTCATAATAAACTGCCGCCCGCGCAGCGGCAGCAAATGTGCGCCGCATTCTCGGTCTGAAGCCGGCAAGGAGCAGGGAAAGCGGAGAAAGGAGGTATTTATGCCTGGGATTGATACAAATAAAGTACTTAGCGGAATACTGAATGCGCTTAGAACTGCTTATCCGGAAAGCAAGATAGAAACAGAGATTAACGACAGCACAGGCGGTGATCACGAATTTGTTGTTCTTCTTATATCCGGTATACAGACAGAGCATACGGTGAAAAGAAAAAGACGACTGCTTAATTTTGATATCAGGTATATGCCGAAGTCAAGTGCGGAAGAGCACAGTGTCATGGCCGACAAGCTGTGCGATGCATTTGATGTTATAACAATACAGGAAGGTATTAAAATGAAGGGTGGCGATATCCACTTTGAGGTGGATGATAAGAATGTTCTTCATTTCTATGTTTCGTACGTTTGCTTAGTTCAGGCAATCGGGGACGAACCTGCTATGGAAAGTATGAAACTGGAGCAGACAGGTATCTGATATGGAGAAAAAATTTAACATTGAAAATAACAGAAAAAACAATAAAAAAGATGAAAGGCAAGGTGAAACAATATGGCTTTAGGAGGCGGAATCTGGTCAGTACAGAACAAGGTGCTGCCGGGTACATATATTAATTTTTCAAGTGTAAAAAAGGCGTCAGCTGCGCTTTCGGAGAGAGGATTTGCCGCGATGCCGCTAACATTGGACTGGGGTCCTGAGAATCAGGTGTTTACAGTAACAAACGCTGATTTTCAGAAAGATAGTCTCAAGATTTTCGGCTATGCATATACGGATAAGGCTATGCAGCCGCTGAGAGAACTTTTCCGTTATACGAAGACGCTTTATGCGTACAGACTGAACGGCGGCGGAGCAAAAGCGGCAAATACATATGCTGAGGCACTTTTTTCTGGAATATGCGGAAATAAACTTTCTACAGTAATTGCAAAAAATACGGACGACAGCACATTGTTTGATGTCAGCACATACTACGATCAGACATTGATTGACGTGCAGACAGTAGCAAATGCTTCTGAGCTTACGGCGAATGACTTTGTTACCTTTAAGAGTGATGCGGAGCTTGCGGCTACTGCGAGAACACCGCTTGCAGGAGGAACGAACGGAACAGCTGCAAATGAGGCTTATCAGGACTTCCTCGGTAAAATAGAAAGCTACAGCTTTAATACTATCGGTTGTCCGTCGGAAGATGAAACTGTAATCAGTCTTTTTGTAGACTTTACTAAGAGAATGCGCGATGAAACGGGAGCAAAGTTCCAGACAGTGATATTCAATCCTGCAGAAAACACAAATATTGCTGATTATGAAGGTATCATAGAAGTTGGAAATAAAATTACGGATTATGACACTTCTATCAGCGGTCTCGGTAAGTTCGGTCTTGTATACTGGACAACCGGAGTATCGGCAGGATGCAGCGTAAATAAGTCAAGCACAAATAAACTTTACGATGGTGAGCTTAAAGCTGATGTTGATTATACACAGGCAGAGCTTGAAAAGGCTATTAAGTCCGGGCGTTTTATGTTCCATAATGTAAACGGAGATGTAAAGGTACTTGAAGATATAAACTCGCTTGTTACGGTATCCGATGAAAAAGGCGAATCATTTAAATCAAATCAGACAGTAAGAGTATGCGATCAGATTGCAAATGATATAGCGGTAATTTTTAATAGCAGATATCTTGGTATTGTTCCAAACGATGCGGCAGGCAGAATTTCACTCTGGAATGATATCTGCAAAATACATCAGGACCTTGTATCTGTCAGAGCACTTGAGGATTTCGATCCGGAAACAGTTACTGTGGAACAGGGAGATACGAAGAAGTCTGTAATCTGCACGATAAAAGACTTAAATGTTACAAATGCAATGGCTCAGCTTTATATGAACATAGTTATAATGTAAGGAGGAATGAAATATGAATCAACCTATTATGAATGCACTGGACGCGGTTGCCGGCTCACATGCGGCAGCTTATATAACACTTGCGGACGGTAACAGATACTGCTTTATGCAGCTTTATTCTTTTGAGTCAAGTATGGAAGTAAATATTACGGAAGTACCTATTCTCGGAAAAACAGGAAAGGGCAATAAGCCGACGGGATGGACGGGAACCTGGAAAGGCACAGCACATTACAATCAGTCTATTATAAGAAAGATACTGCTTGAATATAAGAGAACGGGATTTATGCCGACTTTTGATATTCAGATCGAAAACGAAGATCCTACAGCATCAGTCGGACGCCAGACGATTATTCTTAAAAATTGTCTTACCAAAGGAGGCATTCTTGCTAAGTTTGATGCAAGTTCCGAAACGCTTGAAGAGGATATTGAAGGTACGTTTGATGACTGGGAAATGCCGGAATCTTTCAGCCTTCTTAACGGTATGCAGTAAATAACTGCGGATGGAAAATATATAATTAAGGAGATTAATTTGTTATGGCTAAGAATTTAACAGCGTTTTTTGCGCAGAACGCAAAGAAAATTAAAAATGTCACATTCGCAGCATCGGAGAGATTTACAGATGCGGAAACAAAAAAGGCAATACCTTGGGAAATATGCTGTATAACAGCAGCGGAAAATGCGGCTATCAGAAAGTCGTGTATGCATACTGTTCCCGTTCAGGGAAGAAAGGGGCAGGTTACGCAGGAGTTTGACGCAAACGATTATCTCGCTAAAGTAGCCGTACGCTGTACTGTGTTCCCTAATCTTAACGACGCGGAACTCCAGCAGAGTTACGGCGTTATGGGGGCCGAGCAGCTTATTACCACGATGCTTACGCCTGCGGAATTTGAAGATTACTCGGCAAAAGTGCTGCAGGTAAATGGTTTCCAGTCCGGCGAAGAAATGGTTGAAGAAGCAAAAAACTAATAATAGGAGATGATCCGGAGGCTAATTATGCTTACTACTGTCTCCATAAATTTCACTGGCCGCCCAGTGTTTTTCTTGATATGTCGCCTTATGAGCAGGCGTTTATTATTGCGGCTATAAATGTAAAGGCTGACCAGGAAAAGAAAGAGGCGGCGAAATTAAAACATAAAAAATAAAGGCAGGAAAAGACGGATCTTTCCTGCCTTTTTAAGAAAGGGGGATGCCTATGGCACTGATGGAATCACAACTTATGCTTGCTTCATCAGGTGTAAACGAGAATATGCACGCTGCTTATAAATCAATGGAAATTGTTTTTGATGGTTTTGAGCATATGTACAGTGTGTCGAGCAAGTCGATAGATGTTGATCTTTTCCGCAGCGCAAGCAGAGAAAGCGTATATTTGGGTACGCAGATCGAAGATACGGGAAACAAAGCAGAAGAGGCCGCAAATCAGACAGCAAGCGCAGCAGATATTATTAAAGATAGATTTTCACAGGCGCTTTCCGCAGTAAAAAGCAGCCTTTCCATGGGCGAGATACTTGAACTTGCTGACAGTATGTCGCAGACAAGAACTCGGCTTGCAGCTGTTACGGGTGACCTTGATTCGGCAGCGGTGCTGCAGGATAAAATTCTGGATTCCGCAACAAGAGCAGGCGTACCTTATCAGGAAATGGCAGATGCTGTTGCCAATATGGGAATCCAAGCAAAAAATGCATTTGGCAGCAATGATGAGATTGTAGCATTTACAGAACTTATAAACAAGCAGTTTGCAATATCGGGAACTTCTGCCGAAGGAATGAGTATGTCTATGGACAAACTGACTCAGACTATGGCTTCCGGTGTTCTCAGCGGAGAAGATTTTAACAGTATAATGGCTCAGGCACCCGCAATAGTACAGACCATTGCAGATTATATGGGAATGCCGGTTGATAAAATACAGGAGTTGGCATCAGGCGGACAACTTACAGCCGATATTATAAGAAACGCAATGTTTTCTTCGGCAGATGAGATAAACACAAGATTTTCGGAAATACCGTATACATTCGGACAAGTAGCCAATATGGTCAAAAATGTGCTGCTTAAAGCATTTGACCCGCGGCTGCAAATAATCGGATCTGCTGCGAATTGGATATATGACAATTTTAATATTGTAAAACCAATTATTTTGGGAGTGGCAGCGGCTGTTATGGTTTTACGAGCGGCGCAAATAGCTTTAAATACAGTAAATATGATTGCAAGCGGTATTATTGCGGCTAAGACATTGGCACATAATATACACCTTGCAGCCTTGGCTTTACAAACAGGAGCTACATTTGAAGCGACGGCAGCGCAATGGAGTTTTAATACGGCACTTTATGCTTGCCCGATTACTTGGATAGTAATTGCTATTATTGCAGCTGTGGCAGCATTATATCTCGGGATTGCGGCGCTTAATGAATTTGCGGGAACATCAATCTCTGCAACGGGGATTGTTATGGGAACATTTTCCGTTTTATGTGCGTTTATAATAAATCAAATTATAATGCTTTATAATGTAATTGCAGCATTTGTAAATTTTATTGGAAATGTATTTAATGATCCTATCGCAAGCATAGCAATGCTGTTTACCGATTTATTCCTTGGAATAGCTGAAGGGTTTGCAAATCTTGCACACGGTATTGAAGATTTCTTAAATAAGACTTTCGGTCTTGAAATAAATCTATCAAGCGGTATTGATGAAATCATAGAAGAGGCCAAAAGTGCGCAGGACAAAATTATTGAAGAATCTAAGGGGTGGAAAACATATATTGAACCTCTTGAGTATCTTGATTATAACGAATCCTGGAACAAGGGATATAGTATGGGAGCGACATTTGCAAACAGTGTTAAAGATATTATAAATATGTTTGACTATGATGAGTTGCTTGACAGTATCAGTGAAAACACAGGCAGCACGGCAGCTTCGCTGAACAATGCATCGGAAGATCTTGAATATTTGCGTGATATTGCAGAGCAGGAGGCGATCAACAAATTTACGACATCTGAAGTGAAGATTGATATGAGCGGAATGACAAACCGTATTGATTCTGATATGGATATTGACGGTATTATTACCAAGCTTACCGATGGATTTGCCGAAGCTCTGGAAGTTGCGGCTGAGGGGGTGCATATATAATGTATAAATTTTATTTTGGGGAAATGCGTCTGCCGGTGACACCGCAAAAGATGTCCCTTAAGACAAAAGGGAACAACAAAACACTTACTCTTATTAACGACGGAGATATAAATTTTCTGCGTAAACCGGGGCTAAGTGAAATAAGTTTTGATATTGTTTTGCCGATGCTTGGAAGATATTCATTTTCAAGCGATTACAAGCGTCCCGATTATTACTTGAATGCCTTTGAAAAACTTATGACAAACTGCGCTCCGTTTTTCTTTAAGGTGATACGTGTATCGCCGGCGGGAAAGATTTTGTTTGATACAAATATGAAAGTAAGCCTTGAGGATTATACAATAACGGAAGATGCGGCAGATGGCCTTGATGTTAAAGTATCTGTAACACTGAAACAGTATATCGATTACAGTACAAAAATATTTAGTGTTACGGAGACGGAAAGCAGCGGTGCTTCGGTTGTCAAGCAGGAAAAAGAAAGAGATTCGCAGAGTGCACCGAAGGCAAAGACTCATACGGTTAAACGAGGTGACTGCCTTTTCAATATTGCCAAGAAATATTACGGAAACGGTGCGGAATATATGAAAATTTACAATGCAAATAAGGATAAAATTACAAATCCCAACCTTATTTACGAGGGGCAGGTGTTGATATTGCCATGAAAATAGATTTGACAATTCAAAACGGTAAGCAAATATATTATCCGATTGCAGAAGAAGGAATAACTCTGGAATGGGAAAGAAAAGGCGCACCGGGTAAACTAAAATTTTCGTGTATAAAAGACAAAACTCTGTCATTTCAGGAAGGAAATATTGTCAGGCTTGCCGTTGACGGTAAGCCTGTGTTTAAAGGTTATGTGTTCACAAAGAGCAGGTTGGGAAAATCACCGTATCTTATCGAAGTGACTGCTTATGACCAGCTCAGATATTTTAAAAACAAGTATACATACGCATATGAAAATAAAAAAGCAAACGAGGTTGTTAAGGATATAGCGGGACAATTTCAGCTTGAAACGGGAATGCTGGATGACAGCGGGTATGTAATTCCGCACCGCTCGGAAAGCGACGCCTCACTTTTTGATATAGTACAGAATGCACTTGATGAAACAACGAAAATGACGGGCAAAATGTATGTTTTGTATGATGACGCCGGCAAACTGACGCTAAAAAATAGCGAAAATATGAAGCTTGATGTGCTGATAGACGGTGATACCGCTTCAGACTATACGTATTCCAGCACTATCGATAATAAAACATATAACAGAATAGTGATTACCAGTAAAAGCGAAAATACGGACAGCGGGCAGAACATATATACCGTAAGCGATGATGCCAAGATAAAGGAATGGGGAGTGCTGCAGTATACGGACAGTGTTTCGCAGCCTCAAAATATGAAGTACAAGGCAGAAACAATGCTCCGGAATTACAGCAGCAAAACCCGTAGCTTGAGCATATCCGATGCTTTCGGTGATATAAGAGTCAGAGGCGGCTCGTATGTTGCGGCTAAATTTGAACTTGGAGATATGAATATACAGAATTATTTGCTGGTAGAGCATGTTACGCATAAATTTAAGCAAAACCAGCATTTGATGGATTTGAAACTGCGGGGTGGTACATTTGTCAATTGATATGAATACATTTCTCGGAAATATAAAACGTGCGGCGGTAGAAGCTGTGGATGCGGGCAAGCCTGCTGCTCTTGTTTTCGGAAAAGTGACGAGTACATCGCCGCTTAAAATACAGGTAGACCAAAAGCTGGAGCTTGCGCCGTGGCAGCTGATCCTGACAAATGCAGTGCGTGATTATACGGTACAGATGACTGTAGATCATAATACGGAAAAAACATCGGGCGGCAGCGGTACTTCTGTTTTTGCGAGCCATTCACATGCGTATAAAGGCAAAAAGATATATAGAGTGCATAATGCGCTTAAAACGGGTGAAAAAGTAATTATGCTGCGCGTAGACGGAGGACAGAGATTTATTATTTTGGATAGAGTGGAGGTGCCAGTATGATACCTAAAGCAGAAACGGATTTTACAGGAATTGAAATAAAAACAGAGCCGAGCCTCACATATGCGCTTGATATTGAAAGAGGGAGCATTTCAGGCAAAATAGATGGAATTGAGTCCGTACGTCAGGCAATTTACTTGATTTTAAGTACGAAGAGGTATGGGCATCTCATCTATTCCCGGAATTACGGAACAGAACACAGCAATGTTATAGGAGAAGATAAAGAATATGCTTTTTCGGAAATAAAGAGATGTATAAGAGAGGCTTTGCTGCAGGATGACCGCATTACGGAGGCAGACGATTTTGATTTTTATGACGATAAGAAAAGCGTTCGCGTAACATTTACCGTTCGTACTATTTTCGGGGACATTGAATCGGAGGTGAATATTTAATGTATGAAGATAAAACTTACGAGCAGCTTTTGCAGCAAAAACTTTCGAGAACAGCAAATACTCTCGATAAGCGCGAAGGCTCAATCATATACGATGCGCTTGCACCGAATGCGCTGGAAAGCGCAATGATTTATACGGCACTCGATACGGTTTTAAACGAGACTTTTGCGGATACTGCGAGCAGGGAATATCTTATAAAAAGATGTGCCGAGCGCGGAATTGTACCGATACCCGCATCGTGTGCCAAGGCTGTCGGGGAATTTAACATTGATGTACCTTTGGGAAGCAGATTTTACTGTGATAAATATAACTGGACCGTTACGGAAAAGATTGCGGATGGGAGGTTCTATTTGAACTGTGAAACAGCAGGAGCAGCTCCCAATTATTATGTCGGACGGCTTTTTCCGATAGAGTACATAAACGGGCTGGAAAGCGCGGAACTTACTTCTGTTGTAATTAACGGAGAGGACGAGGAAAGTACAGAGGAACTCAGAAGCAGATACATAGACAGCTTTTCCAATCAGGCATACGGATTTAACAGAAAACAGTACATCGATATTACGAAAACACTTGACGGTGTGGGAGGCTGCAAGGTGTACAGAGCGCCTTTCGGACCCGGCACGGTGAAACTTGTTATCACAGACAGTGATTTCGGCGTGCCGTCTTCCGAGCTTGTAAATTCGGTGCAGACAGAAATTGATCCGAGCCTGGAAAGCGGTGAAGGGATAGGTCTTGCGCCTATAGATCATAAAGTTACGGTGGCAGGTGCGGACGGTGAAACGATTAATATTGAGACTTCTCTTGAGTTTGCTAAAAATTGGAGTTTGCAGGAATGCCTGCCTTATATAGAAAAGGAGCTTGACCGATATTATTTTGATTTGAATTCTGCATGGGATAAAGAAGAGAATCTTATTGTTAAAGTTTCGCAGATTGAATCAAGGCTACTTGCGATTGACGGAATTGCTGATATTTCGGGCACCAAGCTGAACGGGAGTGCAGGAAATGTTACCCTGTCGCCCGATTCTGTTGCGGTGAGGGGGTCGTTTGCCAATGCGTAATTTTAATACGGTGCGGGAAATTGATTTAAAAGAATATTTGCCCGATGTACTGCAAGATGTGACGGAGATGCGGGCGATTATGGATGCAGAAACCCCGGAAATATCGGCGATCTGGCAGGCTTGCGAGGACTGTATGAACGATCAGTTTATTTCCGAGGCTACGAAAAACGGCATTGCAAGGCGGGAGAAGATGCTCGGTATCACACCGTATGCAAAGGATACTCTTGAAGACAGGCGTTTCAGGCTTATGACGAGATATAATGAGAGTATTCCTTATACGAAAAAAGGACTCGATGTGATGCTGGCGTCACTCTGCGGAGAGGATGGTTATATACTTAAAATCCTGACTGCGGACTTTACCGTAAATGTAAAAGTTGCGCTTACGGCTAAGAAACAGGAGGAGGCGGTAAAGGAAATGCTCGAACGTGTGCTGCCGTACAATATGGTGTTCACGGTCGAGCTTCTTTATAACAAATGGAAAATGCTTGAGCCTTATAAGTGGAGCGTGATAAAAACGGTCACGTGGAAAGATTTAAAAGAGGAGGTGTTGCCATA